TGCATTCTCCTGCTGGAGCGCCGCGAATTGGGCATCTTGCGCGACCTGCTTCGCTGCAATCTGCTTGCATAGTGCCAGTACCTCTACTACATTCGCTGAGATCGTTGCCATAATCTTTCTCCAACTCCACCAACTCACAACGCTGCCAACGCAGCATCCAGAGCCGAACGTACATACCGATTAGGAGAAGCGTTATTGGACTCCATCCAGTCTTGTGAGAACGTTGCGTACGCTTCTTCTACGTACGCATCGTACGCCGCCCACGTCATGCTGTAGATGTCTCCCCATGAGATCACCTTGAGCCCGACAGGACCGGCCGATACGATAGGCACGTCGTGGCCACCCCAGCTACCCGGAGCACCGTTGCCCACCGCTCCTCCGGGAGGTACGTCCCAAGTCTTCTGTCCTTGCGCAGAGATTGGAAGTGCGATGCCGATGTCTACGTTGCCGAACAGAAGCAGGGATTGCATCACCTGAACGTGGTCGAGAAGGTTCAGCGTCGCGAACCCGAGGATCTTGTGCCCAGCAATGCCGGTCTGGCGCATGTAGTTCAACATGTCCAGCATCACGCAGCCGTTGTCGGTTGCGTTTGTCTGAGGGTTAGTTGGATCAGTAGGAACGTATCCACCGACGGCCTCGTATAGTTGTAGAGCCATTGCATTAGATGGCGTAAACTGCTGGCCGCTTGCGTAGCTGGTCCATTGCTGAATCTTGTGCAACGAAGCGGCTGGCACACAGTCACCTAGTCCGTCATTTAGAAGCATTGGCAGTGACCAACTACGGTTATACCAGCCGATAGCCGAAGGAGCGGTCGGTAGCACAGACGGCAGTAGGTGCGCCAACTTGAATGTTCGGGGATCGATCTTGGGCGGCTTTTTGCCGAGCATCATCATGCTGCAACTCCTTCCAGAATCTCCCCCAACGGAACGTACGGCCAGCACTTCAGTTCAGAGTCCGGCGTAGCGTTGATGACTTCTACTCCCGCTTGAGCGAGCGGCTCAACGAGTCCGTCGAACAATGGCAGCATCGAATGCTTGAGAATGTTGGCGAATTCCGCGGCCGTATGCGGAGTGTTGTCGTGCCAGTGCGACCTCTGTCCGACGCAGCGCATGTCGTAGCCGAGCAGCACGATCCGCTTTGCACCAAACAGGAACGCCAAATTTATAGCCGCGTAACCGGAGTTCGATCCATGTCTCAGTCCGGTCGGATCTGTTTCCAGCCCGACCTGCCCAGTAAACTTCAACTGATGTACCTGAGGGTGATCTTCGAAACCGGTACCGCCGCAGACCCAGAAGCCCTTGTAGATCAGATCATGAAAGTTGATCTGCTTCTCGGTGCCGAGGCCGACCCAGTAGTTTCGCCCGATCTGATCGGTGAACCATCGGCGCTCACAGAAGTAGTGCACGTCCGCCTTGGGGTGCAAGCGCCATGAATCGTTGATCGTGATAATACGGCCTTTGCCGCGAAGCATCTCCGACTTGAATCCCTTGAGCGACGGACCGCCGGCCAAGATGAACGCCGTCTCACCTACCCACGTCTTTGGTACGGTCCAGATCATATCTTTGCTCCTGAAACTCTTGCTGAACGCATTGCCTGGTTTATGAGTTTTTCGACTTGAGACTTTGATAGTACGGAGCAGTTGCAATTACGAATATAAACCGTACCCGCCGATTTCGCAATGTAGCCGCCGCTTGGATATGGATTGTTTATTGATGCAACCGCTGCTAACGATCCGCCCCCGAAGAGGCTAGCAAAAAACGCCCGTCTATTCATTGGCTTGATGCTCCTTAAGCCGAGCCACTTCCATGCCCAGCAAGTAGCCCTTCTCCATCTCCGAAGTGCCTGCTGGGAAAGCGTACCGCCCGATGTGGGCCGACCCGACCTTGCGGAGTTCCTTCAGTTCGGCCTGGACGTCAACCAGAGAGCGGTTCTTGAACTCTTCCAGCGCCGCCTCGATCACCGGTGTAGTTACTGCCATTATCAACTCCTTCTCCTATACACGCGCCAGTTGCATGTGAAGTTCGGTCTGCCCAAATCGTCATTAAAGTGCAACGGACCTTGGTGAAGAGCTTGTATAAACCAAACTCCAGGAAGAAGCTGCGGAGATCCCGCCGTATATTGTGCATCCTGAAGCGTATTGAATACCAACTGCCACTGAGCGCGCCCCGTCGCGTAGTCTAGCCGCGCCGCTCTAATCCTAGTCTGAAACGTTACGCGCTCGTTCTCGCGTCCCAGAGAATCGGCGGGGTAACCTCCGGTCTCAAACAATCCGATCACCTGATCAGTAATCCCGATTTGTGGGTCCGAGTCGGGAAAATAGCCCTCGAAGATTCGCCACGGGGGAGGTACTGCTCCCTGAGCGATCAGGTACGCGCTGATGTCGTCGAGTAGCATCTTACTTCTTCGCGGCCTTCTTGAATTCTTTACTCTTGAACGGCTTCATGATCTCGTCGTAGATCTTCACGTAACGCTTGCAGTCCTGGCACTTCCACCGCGCCGGGGCTTCATGCGATGCAAAGTGTACGCCGAGTTCGCGCAGTTGCTCGTAAGCGACGTCCCACCTTCGAGCCTCAGGGATAACATCGTGCGGCACATCAACCCTTGAATCCGCTCATGGCGGCTTCGGCTATCCGTCCAGGCAGAGAGTCCTGTCGTTCATGCAGCGGATTAGCCAAAAAGTGGGGGCCGCTCCCTGGACGGCTCCAGTGTACTCCAGGGTCCATATCTTCGTGAACATAGACCGCGTAGCCCACGCTCTCATCACCATAGCCCAAGGTCACCGTTACCGTGTCGCCGTCTTCCTCTGGAGGCATAACCTTTCCTGAGTTCATCAGCGCACCGGTATCGACCGGTACAACCTCTTTGCTCGCGGTCATAACTTCTTCCGCGAACTGGTAGAGGGCCGCCTTGATGTTCTGACGCGCTGCTGGAACAGCGGCCGCAATCTTAGCTTTCAACTGTTCGACGCCGTTGAGCGTTACGGTTATTCCAGACACTCGGTTACCTTTATCGAAGCGATCACTTCCTGCTCCAACACCTTGACGGCTTCGTCTTCCGTAAGCAGTTCCGATTCTAGAGCCCAGACAAGCGACGGTATAATTCGGTCGCAAGCGCTGTTGAAGTCGGCTTCCAGAATCAGTATCACTTGCTGATTGCCTTCTCGTGTTCCATTAGCCATTCACCTTCGCGCTCACCGAGGTCGGCTACCCATTGAAGCTTTGGATCGGCGTATCTGAGCGGAGGCATGCGGTGCAACGTTCTGGTTGCTTGGATATTGCAGACCTCATCGAACGTCTTGTATTCTGCCTCACCCAACATGATTAACCGTTGGAACTTCCCAAGAGGACGTGAGTATAAACGTCTTGCCCGGTTTCGTCGCTGTAGCGCTCGATGCTTAGGATCGGAGGAGCGAACGCGTCACCGCTGACGTACAGGCGGTCTTCGTACTGAATGTTCGGAATCGCGAGCAGCCAAATAGCACTCTCACTAACCATCTCCGCGCCCTGCCCCTTGACGCCGCGCTCGTACGCCTTGACGCGGGTGTTTTTGTATACGCGCCGCCCACCGGTAGGAGGAGCGAAGACCACCGGAGCACCGTACACCGGCTTGCCGTACTTGTCACGGCTCACGGTCGGCTCCCAAACGATCGTCTGAGCGCAAAGATCCGACAATCCAGCGGCGAACATCCCTACGCGTCCCCGTACGCCTTGTGCATCTCCGCCGATTCCTTGGCGACGGACTGCTTCAGGCGAAAGCAGACCCAGCAGCACTTGCGCCAAAGTTCCAGGCGCTGCTTCAGTTCTCCGTTGCAGACGGAGCACCTATCAATAGCAATACTCACTAGGCTTTACCTGCGTCTACTTGTTTGTTGTGTGGAGAGTTCGGATCGTTGAACCACAAGTAGTATTGTGCCGTCTCGAAGGCATCGTTGTAGCCGGCGGCTTCCGCGTCAAAGAACGCATTCGGCTTATAGAATTGCTGGACGTAACGCCACCATGCCCAATAGGTTGTTGCGCCGGCCCAAAAGGTAAGTAGCATTGCTTTCGGAATAGCGAGCGCGTTTGCCTGCCAGAACAGCGGATTCCCGCTGTTGAGGTCGGCTTGCGTCGGAACGTAAAACGCCTCTCGCGGCGTCGTTAAGGCAGCCATGTGTGTCTCCTTTTCAAAAGTTACGGCTCTCGCCCTTCGGAGTCTCCGGCGTTAGCATTGATTTCGGTCGCGTTGGGGTTGGACATCCCGTCAATATTTATGGCCGTTCCCACGCGATCCGGATCAGAATATACCGAAGACTTCTCTTGCTTGCTCACGCCACCGATGTACGGCTTGACGCCTTGGAGGTTCGCGCGCTGCCGAAGGGTGAACGCAAGGCTCTGCAAATACTTGTAATCGAATTCCAGGCTCAGGTCGCCTACCTTCTTCGACTTTGGAAGAGCAAAGAACCGCCCAAGCAACTGTTCGCAGGAGATAGCAGCGGCTAAGAGATTCTGCCCGATTACCGGTGGGTTGGCGGAGTACAGTTTAATGTTGTACTGGATCTCGGCGTCCTGGAGTGTCCACGGCTTCGTCCGGTCGGTATCACGGATGAGGAACCGGACTTCGTCTTTAGCGCTCTGTGAGGGATCTCCGGAGTAGCTCCAGCCGAACGGCGGAAACGGCAGTACCTCGATCTCGCCTGGACCGACGACGGTCAGCACTCCGGTCCCGATCCACTCGTACAGCCACTTGTCTTTTTGGTTAAGCGTCAGGTCATAGTGGTACATGCCGACGCCGTCGCGCACGATCGGTCCCGGATTGTACTGGTACGTGACGCTGGTTCCGTCCGGCGCTATGACGAACAGCGACACGGTCGATGGGTCCGCCGCGTTGCCGTTGATGTCGGTAAACAGAGGGCCGCCTCCAGGCCCGCTGAGGCGCGTCATCGACCCTGGATAGTACAGGTTGCTCATATGTCGCTCTCGACCACTTTGCCTATCGGACGGTCGGACGGAAACACGAGGCCGGGGAACGGACCGGTCGGAATGGGCGGACCGGCGATCTGGATCAGGGCCGCGTATTCTACCGAGGCGTAAGCGGCTCCGCCGTACGTCATTGAAGCACCGCCCCGCTGTTCTGGACCGCTCCCATGCTCGCGGATGAACTGACGAACGGAGCCGGGTTGCTGATTGTCACCGAGAATGTCTTTGATGCTCCCGCTACTCCGTTTGCATCCGTTGGCGTGATTACCAGACCGCCGTACGTTCCTGCGACCGGAGAACTTCCGCTGATCACTCCGGCCATCGACAACGATAAACCGGACGCACCGAATGATCCGCCCGTGAGAGCGTAGGTAATTGCTCCCGTGCCACCAGAAGAAGCCAGCGATTGCGAGTAAGATACACCCTGTGAGCCATTCGGCAGAGGACTATTGGTCATGATCGTGGCCGCTACGTTGACCGTGATGTTTAACGGATTGGTTGCTGTATCATAGTTTATGGTTGGGGAGAATACTCCTGAGGCGCTGATTGTACCTGTAATAGCACCGGTCGAAGAATTCAGGCTTAGTCCAGTTGGCAGGAATGTACCGGACATGAGCGTATACGTAGAACCTGCGCAGTTGGTAGCTGTTACTCCGCTGGAAATTACCTGACCGATTGTCCATTGTCCAAGGCTCGTCGGGGCAAGCGAGCAGCTTCCCACTGGGTCAGACGGTTGCAGGCTCAGTACTCCAGCATCGGTCCCATAGCACGGCACATAGACGTAATTGTCCATGACTTGCGAGTAGCGAAAACGCCCGTAAATACCCTGTATTCCAGCCGTGCCGCCACAACTTGACACTACCGGAGGGGTGCCTATACCGGTAAGTTTCACTGAAACGAGAGTCCCAGTAGGATCTGGATTCACGAGATAGACATCATTCCCAGGGAATCCTCCTGGTTGAACTATCGGTCCCGGAACTACCACGATGCGGTCATGCGTCTGGTTGAACGTCAACCCCGGAGCGTCGGATTGCGCCCAGCCGTTCGCGGAGGAATTCACCAGGGTACCCGTTCCTGGGCTTGTGCCGCTGTAAAAATATGTAGAAGTACCCACGCTCGTAGGGACATTCGCAATGTTATTGAAACTCATTACGTAGGAGCCGATGAGCGGCCCAAAGTTGTAATCCCCAGAATTGAACGCGTTTCGGCGCAGTGTGTCGATTGTGCTGCTGACATTGTGCCAACTGAGGCTTGCGCTGCCGGTGGGAAACGCTATCGCTCCAGCGGGAGTGATCGTCGTCCATGCGGACGTGTACCCCACTACCAGCCCGCTGTTCGGGTCCCAATCGAATTGCCCCTGCACTGTTGGCGGGTAACCGCCCACGGTAGGATAGTTGCCTGGATCGAGCAGGCTCCAGGTATTGCTTGAATGAGTAAATCGCCATCGGTCTCCATAATGTGCCTGCCCGAACAGTGCACCGTTGTACATCAGTGTCGTGTCCGGAGCTACGGTGCTGGATGGTGGAATGTAGGTCATTTGCTGGTAGGTGTGGCGACCGTTTGGGTTTCCATCTGCTGTTTGTATGTTTCCATTCACCCCGTTGTCCTGGTACGGGCTTCTTGGTCCTATTGTGGACGGGCCGAAGACGCGCGTGATCGTAGGGGTGGTGCGGTTTACATCAATACATTGCACCTCGTTGCCGCCGTAATCTGCGTGGCCCGCTCCGGACCAACATAAAGCCACGTTCTGCGGCGCATCTCGCAGAAATCCTCCAGACCAAGCCGCCATTTCTGCATAGCAAAGATTCTGAAAGTTGTAAACCGCTCCGCTGGTAACAGGACTTCCGCCGAGATAAACTGACATGTCATAACCAACGTTAGACAATGTTGTCATAGAAGCCATCGTTACCAAGTGAGTGGTATCCGTGAAGGTAGCTATTGTGGGAGACGGTGACATGCCACTGATAGTCATAACCTTGCCCGCCATCGTGGCGTCGAAAAGTGTACCAGATACCCACGTAATGGTCGTGCCGCTGGTGTTGACTCTACCTGTCGGCCCGCCGCAACTGCCACCGGTAATTCCACCATCGGACGAACAGGACGAGCCGTTGCCTGGAGCACCATTGATCGGACAGGTAGCCGTGTGGCCTGCCGGAACGATGGAGGCGTTGTACAGGCCAACGCCGAGATTGTTCCAGCCATACGTGTACAGGTTCCGCTCCAGCGCGCCAATAGACGGGGCCGGGTTGCCAATATAGCCACGGCCCAAAGCGTCATACGGCGGCAGGTTGGTGGTTGAGCCGGTGTGAAAGGCAGGAGACGTATTTAGTAGCCGTGCGTCGAATGCTTCCGGGAACACATAGGAGAGCATCAATGGGGCTGAGGTGACAATTTTAGGGTCGCCCCAGATATTGCCGGTGAGAGATCCGGTTGTGAATGACAGATTCGAGCACGTCCCCACTAACGATACCCCGGTCACGGAATAGGCCGAGTACTGGTCTGAAGTTCCAGCACAGGTAGGCTCGCTACTGCCGATAGCCCACTTATTTGCGCCCGTGGGATCGGACATATCGAATACCAGATTGTGATCGATGGTGGCGGTTGGCAGGTAGTTCGCACAGCAGTACGGACTGCCAGCGTCGTTGGAGTTGGCGAAGGCGACGGCCATGTGGGGGACACCGGCGGCATCCCCGGAGCCCTGTACCGAGGCTCCATTGTTGATCAACACATTGTTTCGGATCGTCAGATTGTCGATGCTGCCTGCTGAGATCGTGTCAGGAGTACCACTGATCGTCGGGCACTTGCTAGTGTCGCCATGCGCCGAACAGTAGTTGACGACGTAGATTACTGGGGAGCGGGCTTGCTCGCTAATGAAGGTATTATTCTCGATGACATTGTTAATCGAATCACCGACGCCCTGCCCGGCGCGGCCTGTGGTAGTAGAGACATACGTACCTGGATTGGACGCGACTGCATAGCTCACAAGCGGGTTTGACGGTGTGGTGCGGTCTACCGCAGTAATGATGCAGCCCTGCGGATGTCCTTGCGCGTTGGTGCAGTTGTACCCGGAAGGGGTGACCCCAAACACGTACATATAGCAGCCGACGCAAAAATCCACCCCGGTTCCAACGTTGGAGAATCCGATGGTGGCCGTACCTGCTGACCATGTGGCGGCGTTCACCACACAGGCCAAATCGCCAAGCGAAGAGGACGTGCCGTCGCAGTCGCTTTGGTCCTTGTAGTTGTCGATAGCGATTGCAATGGTATCGTTGAGCGGATCAGTGGCGACGGCAATATTGCTCGAAAACGTGGAATTGTTGACGCCGCTCTGAATGTCGAACGAGTTAACCGTGGTGCCATAGCTAAGGTTCTGCTGAACGAGCGCCCCGGTAACGAGGCCGTTCAGGTGCAGGGCCGTCCAGCCATTATCAAAGAATACATTGCGCCACACACGTAAGCCGGGGGCTGGTATGTAAGTGGTGCCTAAATACATACCATGCTCGAAAGCGTTGTGACAGGAATTGTCTTCGATAATCAGATTGGCAAAGCCAGACCACTGGGCCACCCAGCACGCCTCACCGCCCGTCACTCCGGTCCCCGCGTCCACGTGGCGAATGATTATGTCGTGAAAGCTCTGCGTTGTTGCATATAGATTTGTTCCACCTCCAGAGAGTTGGCCGTTATTCTGAAACCGGACGTTATCGACTACGATGTCATGCTGAGCGCCGAAGAATATCCCGGCCGTCACTGACGACGCATCGAAGGCCACCATCTCGCCTGGGTAGCTCATGAAAATTACCGGACTCCCCGAAGACCCGCTAGGGATGTTGCACTGATCCGTAAAACCATCACGGCCAAGCACCATATCCCCGACAACCAGATGGGATACCAGCGCCGCGCAGGTAAGAAACGGCAGTCCTGGATTGTTGACCGCGCCGGTAGAGTCGTTGCCCACGCACCCAGTGCTGGAGCCGTTGTTTGCGATGCAAGCCGCAGTCGCCGAACCTGGGGCAATGTACCAGATATGCGCCGGGTTATAGGGGCCGTAGTCTACGTTCGTCACAGTCGTGTAGCCCCGCGCGGGGGTGTAGAGCGCCTTCACTGCTGCTAGCACCGCCGCATTCGTTGCCGGGAAAGTGGCTCCGGAGGTGTACTTGGCGATCAACTGTTGACCGGTGTGGACCGTGGCATCCAGGTCATCCGCGTCCGGCCCGAGAGAGCGCAAATCGGTGAGGTGTATCGTCCCGTTAGACGTGTTGTGCGTGAACGCAAACGGATAAACGGTCGTGAAGCTCGTGCTGGTGACTGACGCCACTTGCACGTACTCCGTGCTGCCAGGCCAAAGCAAATTTCCGCTGCCGTCCTGCTGGAACACGCGCAACGTCATACCCACGCCGATGCTGAAGGTTATCGTGCCGCTCGTGTAAGGTAGTAATGGCTGCGGGGAAACCAAGATGCCGTTCGGCTGAGCCATCGTCTTGAACGGTTCGATCATCTGGACCGTCCCGAGAATCCCAGCCGGGCTTGATGCCAGCACTTCCCCAGATTGTACGGCGGCCACGCTCGTCAGTTCGATGTAGGAGGTCGCCCAGGTCGCCGTCGCTCCAGTGACGGGCGTGTAGGACCCTGGACATGGGCCGGTTGTACACAGCAGCAATTGATTGCCGGTGGTGATGCTGGCTACCGTGCAGGCGTCTGTCACGGTCGCCACAGTTGGGCACCCCGCTCCTGGAATTACGATATATGTCGAGACCGCTTGCCCATAGGCGCCGCTCTGAGTGAATGTGGCCGCACCTCCCGTTCGATTCACGGTTCCGTTAGAAAGCACATTGACCGTTGCGGTGTTGTTTAGCGTAGTGCCTGTGGTCGTCCCGGCAACCATGCTGACCGGCGTTACGCTCGTCGCACCCGCCGTGATCGTGGACGCTACCGTGGTGTTGATAATGACCGGAGGGCCGACGCCATAACCGTCGCCATCCCGGTCCACCATATTGAGCGTGGAGCCGCCCAGGCCGGTGATGGCGGTCTGTGGCCAAGCCAATACGGCGCTGAGGAAAAGTAGTATAATTACGCCCATGACAAACCTTGAATTTATCGTTGGACTGCTTTCAGGTGTACTTCTCGGAGCGGTCGGTACTTTCTTCACGATGCTCTGGGCTACCGCCGACCCGCATATGGAAGCCAGACGAAAAATGAAGGCCGGGCGCATGTAAGTTACTGATGAAGCGCTACGCAAAGTATCGCGCGAGCTGCCGTGGAACCGCTGGAAATAGATGGCGTCGTTCCGTTAGGCGCAAAATTTACTCGATATTGTGCGTTCATGAATGTATCTGGGACCAGAGCGCCAGGTGCAATGGTATACCCAGTCCCAGCTGCCCATGCCGCGCCGCCGGTTTGGCTGAGTGCTTCGACGCGTCCAAAGCATACGCTGCCATCAGATGTCCCGGTGGTTGTATATGCGCTCGCGGTGATCGAGGAAGACCCCGTCCCAGTTGCGCTGGCTACTCCGTCTATTGGGCTGGTCAGCGCCAATCCCGATAATTCCACGGCGATGACGCCCGTATACAGCGATATCTGATTATCCTTTACAGTTACTATTTCGCTAGCATGTCCCGTGATGTTCGGAGCGATCCATCCAGCTAAACACCGATTCACTTGCCCAATCCCGTACGCAATCGGAATCGCAGTTGCTCCAGAACCCGTCAGCGAGCCGTCCGTTATGGTAATGACAGCCGGACTAGACGGAGTATAGCCAGTGCCAGTGAGGATTGTAAGCTGGGTGACTACTCCGGCAGTTGCGAGTGCGGTACAAGTACCCCCGCCGCTCACTGTACAGGCGGGTGTACCATAGTTAGTCCCTCCGTTCGAGATCTCCGCGCCAATCAAGGATACACCGCTGACAGGAATGATCGGAGTGTATATATTTAAGCCGAGGTCCGTAGGGCGCATTACCCCGGTCGAGGTTGTTGCCGTGACCACGAAATTACCAAAGCCGGTTGCTCCGCAGTCGCGTTGCGTACCCCACCCTACAACATTCAAATGCCCGGAGATTGTCGGGCTAGATGAGGCTGCAGTAGCTACGGACGTTCCGCACGAACCGTCGCAATCTCCGGAAAAGGACTGGATGAAGGCTGGCGGAGCGGCGATTCCGGGAGCACCACCGAAGATGCTGACAAGGATCTGCGGTGCAAAACTCTCTATTGGAATATCTGCTGTGATGGGTTTGAAGGGAGGGTGCTTTAACACAAGGTGAAGCATCCTACCTGGGATACGGGCAATACGTTGTGGAACCGGTTGCCCGCCCCACGCAGGTAACGTAGTAAGCAGAAGAAAAAAGGCAACGATCTTCATTAGTTCACCGTCCAGTTTGCGGCGGCGTTGATCGCCCCCAGTTCGTAGTGCGTGGCGTCGCGCCCGACTAGGCATACTTTGTTTGTAGCCGCGCTACCCACCATCGTGCCCGTTCCGGCCGTGCCGTAGCCGGAGTCATCCGCCTTGGGATACATCGCGGAAGAACCGAGCGCTGACAGTGTGATCACGGTAGTTATCCCGGCATCGTTCTTGATGCAGATCTGATAACCTGCCGCGGGAACGGGTACCGGCACGGAACAGGTTGAGGTGCAGCCGACGATCACCGAGTTTCCCGCCGGAATCGTGATGGTACCGGAACCGAACACGGTTGCAGCCGCCGGAATGTCCGCCGCCGTAGCGATCGACGGAGCGCCGGTGCCGGTGGTGATCTTTAGTAGTCCGGTTACCAGACCAGATAGCAGAACTCCGTTCAAAGACTTCACCGTATTCGCAGTACTTGGCCCGGTCACGTCTCCACCAAGCTGGTTGACGTGCGACCTCTGCCACATGCCTGCCGTGGTCGTCGATATCACCGCCGTACCGCTGCACGTCGCCGTTCCGTTGCCGAGCGTTGCCGACGTTGGCGCGCTGCCATACCCGCTGCCGTAGTCCGTAATTACGATGGCAGTCCCACCGGCGATGGCGTTCGTACCGGTCAGTGCTACCGTCGCGGTCGCGTTCGCTCCGCCTCCGTTCAGCGCGGTGAGAGTACACGTTTGACTCGTCGATCCGGTGATCGATCCGCCGCTGGTATAGGTGCCGGATACTACGGTGTTCGCCAAGGCATCCACGATCTTGCTCGAAGTACCTTGCGAGGTCAGAGAGTACGTCGTTTGCCCTTCGATCGTATCCGACCCGGCCAGAGTGGGAGTGCACGCGTTGGCGGATGAATCGATCTTCTTGAAGCTGATCTCGCGGCCGGACCCGGTCGCTGCCGGGAGCGTCAACGTTACCGCGCCGCCGGTGGCATCGCAATTGATGTACCCGTCGGCGATGACGACCGTATACGGCGAAGCTGCATTGTTGACTGATGTAACGTTGTCGTTGACGACGTTCGCCGCGTAGCATCCTTTTCCGTTCGTATCCTTGCATCCGGATCTCAGCGTAGCGCTGTCTTGATATATCCTGATGCGACCGCTCGCCGGATTTCCCGGAGCGGCTGACAGAACGTAGTCGCGGTACCCGTTGATGACCTGCTGCCCAAAGAGTAAAGACACCAATACTGCGCCGCCGAATGCCGCCCACAGAAGCTTCTTATTCATATTAGTTTGTTACCTCGATAGGACCACGCGACCGACCTGAGCGGAGCCGAACGTAATCACGACGTTGAACGTACCGGACTGATCGCACGTCACAGCGGTAGGAGTTATCAGTGCTTGCGGGCTCGCGTTGTTCCAGGTCTGCACCTGTATATCGCACGAGCCAAGATTGTGCGTAGCCCCGGTGATCGTCCAGGTCGAACTGGAACTTTCCGCCGCCGCGAAGCTATGCGGTATCCATGTCAGTTGACGGCACGTAAACGCAGGCGATCCGGCTGCAAGTGTAGGACATGTTGCGGTGCCAGTATCCTGGAAGATTTGCCCAGCAGTGGCGGGAGCGGTAGCAGGCATCATGTACAGCGTTGGTCCTCCAGCAGCGTCAGGAACTCCGATCGCCTGAACGCCTCCGTCCGTCTTCCCAGACCATCCAGTAAACCCGGACTTTCCGCTCTGATAGCCGGACTGAACGTTTCCGCGCACGTTGACGTTCCCATTGAACGTCTGCTGTGAATAGATGAGAACGGCTCCGATCAAAAGCCACAAGATGTACGGAAGGTTAATCCTTAACCAGTAGCCTGGACTGACTCTCTTCATGCTTTGTCCTCATGTAGTCCGCGTACTCACGCTCTTGCTCGCGCGACATACGCTCATCGAACTCTCCGCAGTTGCGCGATGTGAAGTGGAACAGCGGCTCGTCAACCACGCCGATCTGCCAGCCGGCCGCAACCATACGGAGCCACATGTCCCAATCTTCGAACAGCGCCGGATGCTCATCGTACCCCTCGATTGCTTCGAACGCGGCACGCCTGATCATCGAGCAGGAGAACAGCCTGTTCCGTTCGAGCAGGCGTTCTACCGTAAACGGAGGATCTGGGACCTGAATGCCGCCGTCCGGCCACTGCAACTGCGTGGCAACCACTCCTACGCCGTCGGTCATTCGTTCTAGGCAGCGCTCGATATAGGTCGGTTCAATCCAGTCATCGGCATCGAGAGGAACGATGAACTCTGCCAACGAGTTTTCTACGCCGGTGTTCTTCGCTCGCGCCATCTTGCCTTTGCGTTCGACGATGAACTCGACCCCAAGCTCTTTGCATATTCGCGCCGAGTCATCCTTTGATCCGCCGTCTACAACGATTATTTCTAATGGCGGTACCGTTTGAGACTGAGCGCTCATGATCGCCCGCTTCAGCGTCTTGCCATAGTTGAGGTTCGGAATGATGACGGCAACCTCCGAGTAATCCGGCGAGTAACTAGAAACAAAGTCCCACCAGAACGGCCCGTTGCCTGGGTACCCTCCGCAGTGCTTGTGCTTTGGGAGCGCTTTGCTGACCGCCTCGATCACTCCGAACTCCGGGCGCGCGACGTAGTCGTCACCGCAGATGATCCTGCGCGCCTTTGGGAGATATGCTTTGATGTCGGCCAAGCAGCCGGCCCGCGAGTGGTCCGCGTCGATGTAAACAAGATCCGCCTGATCGACCATCGACGCAACGTCACCGGACAACCCGAGAACTACCTCAATCTTGTCCCAGACACCGGCCGCTTTCATGTTGGAGACGAACATGGGGAGGAAGTCTCCGTAGAAGCCGAGCCTTGTCATCTCTGCGAATAGTTCTGGATCGTTCTTCTCGGCGCCTGCCGTATCCCAAGTATCGATGCATGTTACGCGCTCGATCTGAGGATTGCGCGCGAACCATACTGCTGACAGGCCGAGGAAAGACCCGACCTCGATTACAGTCCGGATATCATGCTTCTTGATGAGCGCGTCGAGTTGCCTCCGGTTTGCCGGATCGAACCAGCCGGGGATTGCCTGTTCTTGCGCGGTTTCAGGCTGATGGCTGCGTTCCTGGGCTACCAGTATAGGTAACCTAGCGGCGGTAGTCTCCCGGCTCGCTCGTGCCTGCTCCGAGGCCGGGATGGAAGCAGCGCCAGCAGGCGGCTTCGGGGTGCTGCCGTGCTCCCCGAACTTGTAGGCATCAAGCAGATCGCTCCCTAGCGTCCGGAAGCGGCGGCGCAGGTTTTCAGCCAGACTTCGAACGTTGTCGGTAACGCTGATGAACTCCACTAGCGGATTCCGGTGGTACTTTCCTCCGTAGGTCGCCAAGTCCCTCATCAGGATCGGCATCTGCCATGCCAACGCTTCTTTGATCACGATGGGGTTGAACTCGTTCGTTGAGGCAAAGTAGAACAAGTCCATCGAGGCATAGAAGAGTTCAACGTCGTGGCGCTCACCCCAGATCATGCAGTTCTCCGGCTTGCTCTCCATTAGCGGCTTCCAATAGTCCGCGAAGTTCGGAGCCTGGTTGCCGACGAAGTGAAACAGGATATCCGGGAGTTTCCGTGCGATCTCGAACAGTTCGCCCTGGTTCTTGCCTGGAGTGAACAGTCCGACGTTGAGAACGTGCTTGCGGTCGGAGATAAGGCCGAGCTTTGACAGCGCTTCCGTACGGTTCGGCCTTACTTGCTGCTCAGTTCGATACTCGGCAACGCTGGACGGAACTCCGAGAACGGCATACTTGTCCATGTGGTATTGGCTCGCGAAGATGAACCTATCTGGCAGGTACTTCTTATCTTTTGGAGCCACTACTTCAGTCCCGTGGGATGTTTCAACGATTTGGCAAGAGCGAGGTTTTAGGTAGAGATATCCCGCCACTTTCTCAGGAAGAAAATACTCCGCGAACTCTTGCAAATGGATTACGCTTGGGTTAACGTCGGCAACGATCTGATGCAGTTGCTTCAGTTTGTCGCCGCTCATCGTGTAGAACGGAGCGATGGCCTTGAGCCGCTTCTTTTGCACGTCGTAGTTCCCGTAGTCGTTCCACTCGATCACGGTTACCGGCACTCCGGCGTTGCGGAGGTCACGAACGCACTGGTAGGCGTACTGCGGAAGTCCGCCCGTAGAACAGTGCGGCAAGATCATCAGGACTCCGTCCGATTGCTTTTGCTCTTTTTCCGGCGGGAATACGTACGTCATGTGATCCTTCATCAGCCTGTCGATCGCAGCCTTTACCATCTTGAACGTGATAGATGTTGAGCACTCGAAGTTCTTGTTGCGCGGGCAGAGCCTCCGGTTGCCGCGGTCGAACGGAACCTCCTTGTCGTTGATGCAACCGTGACACACCATCTTGTTGATCACGCGGTAGCAGTCGGTCATCTCGGTGAAAGTATCGGTTGAACCGGAGATGACAACCGTAGGCACTCCGAGAGCCCACGCGAGCCACGCACAACCAGATGACACGCCGATGAAGAACTCTGCGTGCTGGATGTTGCGGATCGTCTCCTCGATGGGACGCGCGTTTGCAGAAACAACGTTCTTTAGTTGCGTACGCTCGGTACTCACCGAGACGACCTTAAGACCGAGGCTAGTCAGGTGCTCAACCGTTTTGTTCCACCCGTCAGGGTTTAGCCATAGCTTGCAGTCGAACGTACTAAACTCCGCGATGGCAACGTACTTCTCCGGAATCGGACGCGGCAGATCAGACCGCCTAATCCTCGGCTTTACCTCTCGGTAATCCAACCCGAGGTAGTCTGACGCGATCTGCTGTAGCGGAATCGTTCTCCAGTTGTTCTTGTTCCGCGCGTACTGGTCGTCGAACGAACCAATGATGTAGCCAAAGTCGAACTTCTCTGAATGCCCGGAACCAGGCTTGCAGAAGTCCAGGTACGGATACTCGCCGGCGAAGAGTTCGTTGTGAAACGTTGCGACGTGAACATTGCACTGGTGCTTCTTTCGAAACTCCTCAGCGTACGGAGTCCATGCTATCGTATCTCCCAGTGCGCTACTGTTGATCTGGATATAAACATCCTTGCCTTGCAGGTCAAGTACGTAGTCGAGCACCTGCTTTCCGTCTTCCGTAACAGTCACGTGCCACTTTATGAAGTACGCCGGGACCGCTCCGTTCCAGATCGTCGGCGAGCACCAGTGCATTACATCTCGCTTGCTGATGCTGATACCCGAGACGACGAGATCACTTGCCGCGGCGTCTCGGAACTCAACGTGATACTCGGCATCCTTTGGCCCGCTGATCTCGACGCGTGATCCGTCCCAGAACGAGAGGCGGATCTGATTGCCATTCGGAGTCTGAAAGTTCATTTCGCTATCTTACTACTTGCCGACCAAGACTACTGAGCCATCCTGGGACGCTGCGAAGGTTACGACCACGTTGAAAGTCGATACATCAACCGTTATATCCGCCGGTTGAACGATGTGGCGCGGGGCTTGGGTATCGTACACGAAAACTCCGATGCGAGCGTGCGCGAAGAGGTGAGAACTTCCCAACACCGTCACGCTCGTTTGCCCAGTAAACGCTTGCTCGTAGCTTGTTGATCCGGGCGTAGTCCCGGAAGTGCCCGAAGTTCCGGCGGTTCCACTTGACCCTGATGTTCCAGCGGCTCCTCCTGCTCCGGATGTCCCGCTCGTACCACTGCTACCAGCCGCACCAGCGGCCCCCGCCGCACCTGACGTACCAGACGAGCCGCTGCTACCGCTCGATCCTGCTGCGCCTCCGGCCCCTGATGTACCACTACTGCCGGACGAACCAGAGGAACCGGACGAACCGCTAACCCCTGATGTACCAGAAGTGAACCCAGCCGCGTTGGTGCCAGAAGTGCCGGATGATCCGACTATGCCGCTCGACCCGCTACTGCCGCTCGATCCCGCCGTACCGCTCGTCCCACCGCCACCGCTGACGACTATCGAACCGGACTGAGAGCCGGTGAACGTCACCACGACGTTGAACGTGCTCGGATCGACCGTTATAGTATCCGGCAACACCTCTTGCTTGGGTGACGCGTTGTCGTAGCAGACGACCTGCAAGTGAGCGTGGCCGAACTGGTGAGCGGTGCCGAGAACGGTGACCGTCGTCTGGGCACTGAAAGTAGTCTCGTAGTTTATGCCTCCGGACAGGCCGCTCGATCCCGATGTGCCTGTAGTCCCAGAGGTGCCACTGCTGCCCGCGCTTCCAGCTCCTCCGGCGACTATGATCGAACCGGACTGCAACGCCGCAAACGTCACGACTACGTCGAACGAAACCGGGTTGATCGTTACGTCCGCTGGTTGAACGATGTGCTTCGGCGACGCGTTGTCGTAGACCTCAACCAATAGATGGGCATGCCCGAAGTTGTGGGTTGCTCCTGTTACCGTAACCGTCGTGGCGTTGGTGAACGGAAACTCTACGTTCGCTCCTGGAGCTACGCCAGATGTTCCACTGGAGCCAGCGATGCCGCTCGTGCCCGATGTCCCGCTGGAGCCGGATACGCCGCTGCTACCGGTTGCTCCGCTCGATCCGCTTGCACCGGAAGTGCCGCTCGTGCCGCTACTGCCTGCGCCGCCAGCGATGACAACTGAGCCTGTCTGAGAAACCAGAAACGTTACAACGACCGTGAACGTCGTCGGATCTATCGTCAGAGAGTTCGGGTAGATCTCGACCTTCGGCGACGAGTTGTCGTAGACGGAAACGATCAGGTGCGGATGATTGAACCCGTGCTGAACGCTGGTTATCGTTACCGTGGTGGCATTGATGAACCCAAGTTCGTAGTTATTGCCAGGAGTTACGCCGCTGGTACCGGAACTTCCGGTCAGCCCGCTGCTTCCCGATGTACCAGCCGTGCCGGATGTTCCGGCGGTTCCAGAAGTCCCCGCTGTGCCAGACGTGCCTGCCGCTCCGCTGGTTCCGGAACTACCCGATGGACCTACCCCGCCGCTCGTGCCGCTGGTTCCGGAAGGCCCGATTCCTCCGCTAGTTCCGGATGTTCCCGACGGCCCCGGTCCTCCGGAGGTACCAGATGAACCGCCAGGCCCAACCGCTCCGTTCGTGCCGGACGTACCGCTGGTACCGCTCGACCCGGTCTGGCCCGAACTTCCCGTTACTCCGGACGTACCTGAAGAGCCGCTGGTGAACCCGGCAGCGTTGGTGCCGGAGGTTCCCGACGCTCCGGCAGCCCCCGAAGTGCCGCTGCTCCCGCTGCTGCCAGACGAACCGGTGAGTCCTACGTTGCCGGACGTACCGCTCGATCCGGCCGGACCTTGTGCGCCGCTGGTACCGGACGTTCCTCCAGGACCGGGAGCGCCGCTAGTGCCCGACGTTCCGGATGGCCCTGCGGCTCCGCTCGTTCCGCTCGACCCGCTTATGCCGCTACTGCCGGAAGAGCCCGCGCTGCCAGACGTTCCGCTCGTGCCGGTCGTACCGGCTGAGCCGCTAGTGCCGGCTGTTCCGCTCGTACCAGTTACGCCGCTCGTGCCTGAACTTCCAGCTAGAGCCTGTATGTCAACGTTTATAACCTTGGCAGTAAGCCCGGCCAACATCTGGAACTTGTGGCCGAACTGAAGCTTGTCCGATGCCGGAAGACCTCCGTATGCCTGCTCCTGCCCGCGGATAACGGTCAGTACGTCTCCGACCACTGCCGTTACGCGAACGATCTCCCTTGAAGGATCGTCCGACGGATCAGGGTAAAGCGTCGAATCCCACCAGGTAGCGTTGAACGGAGCGGTCGGGAGCAGGGCACCGTTGCCGGCCTGAAGTGTAACTGTCGTATCGGCGGCATGATACACGCCGAAGACCGTTACCTTGGCGAAGTTCTTAGCGTTGTCGAGAGCCATCGGCGTCTTATGCTGCCATTGGAAACGCGGTTACGAACGAACGAGGATTGTGGTTGATCACTTGTATACCGCGAGCATTCAGCTGTGGCAGCATGTTTCGGAACAGGCTTGCCCAGTATTCGTACGCGTCGTTGTCCTTCGGGTCCATGTCGTACCCGAAGAGGTGAATCAGTTGTGCTCCTTTGAGATACGCGAGGTTTATGGCTGCATAACCTGAATTGCAGCCGGTGCAAACGACTTCTAGATCTTCGCTCAACCCGTCCGCGTGCGACCAACGCAAGTAGGTTGCACCTGGAATCCCCCCGCACTCTGGCCACGTATCGAGAGGCACCGCGAGGTACTTGTCTCCGGGATACGCCGCCAAAAACTCGCGCCGCCTCTGAATCCACCGGTTGTCCAGCGAGAACAACGGCGGCGCGAAGTCACCATGGCAAGTGTTGTGGAGGGAATTGAGGAGAAGATCAATCGAGTCGTTCACGGCGAGGATGTTTTGCCCACGGAGAGATCCCAGATCAAAGGCGCGGGCTGACGGCCCACCGCCGATGATCCAGGTCTCACGCCAGGCTTGCTTTGAGCCTTGCAATCAGTTCCGCCCTGTTTCCGGACGCTTCGAGGTCGTACTTGCCGCAGAGCTGCGCTAGCTGCTTGCGGTTCAGTTCTTCGAGACCGTCGAGCGCCGAAGACGCGACCGGCATCCGTTCGACTTCTTCCGCCGGCTGCATCTTGTTTTCCAGAACCACTCCGCGTCGGGCGCAAGCCTCGCGAACGACTGGGTCTGGATTGTTTAGCGCTGATTCGACCGTCTCGATCAGTCCGGGAAACGCCGTGTAGGCATTGTAGAGTTGCCGCAAGGCGATCTCTGACAGTATGCCGCTCGGCACCTCGTCGCCCATCGCTAGATGGCCGGCTGAGGTATTGATGCCGCACGCTTTGCCGACCACGAACCGCGAGGTCCGAAAGTCTACCGTCTTTTCATGCGGGCGGGCGCAGAATCTGACCGTTGAAGTCATGGTTGAGCCTTTGCTACAATCAAAAAGTTATGGACAAGGTAGAGACGAAGATATGCCAACATTGCGGTGAGACTTTCCAGAAGCCGAAGAAGAACGCTACAGCTTGGCCGCACCGGAAGTATTGCTCCCGAAAATGCGCCAATGAATCCCGCGATTTTCACAAGGCACGCCATCACTGGCGTGCTCCCTGCCGAATCTGCGGCAATCCGACTCACTACAACATGGGTCCGACACATCGAAATTATCACAATGTGCATTGCAATAATCCAGACTGCGTAGAACAGTCCCACCAGATCCGCTGCGGACGGTTGAGTCAAACATTGATCGCGCAAGTCATGACTGGTGAATATACACCGCCGCCCACAAATGGTTGGAAGCCTGTGGCCAAACTCAACAGGATAAGCGCGGAGGAACTTCTGCTCCTCGATTGGTTTACAAAGCGCCACTGGAAGCATCAGTTTCATGTCAAGACAGGTCTCTACCCTCGCGGCGGTCTTCCTGGATGTTTTGATCTGGATTTTGCATTGCCTTCCAAGAAGCTGTACGTTGAGGTCGATGGTACGATTCACAACTCAGACAAAGCCAAGGCGCTCGACCAACGAAAAGACTCAATACTCAGTGAGATGGGCTGGAAAGGATTGCGAATCTCCGCAAGGTTGATCCGCAAAGATCCAGAAAAAGCAACTGACATGATACTGGAATTCAGGAGTTTGAACTCTTAAGCTATTGAACTATCGAGCTCCAGAAATATCCCATTGCTTTTGCCACTTTGCCAAAAGCGTATGACTGCTCTATTTCCACGTGGTCGGCCGCATCGACCTCCCACCTAAATTTCTTCACGCGCATTCCGGCGGCGGTCGCACCGGTCAGGCCGGTCCAGTTGAAGGTGTACCCGGCCGACGGAGTAAAGATGCCGGGAGCGGGAGCGGCGTAGAACAGGCCGGCGTTCTTCCCGGCAATGAAGTCGAACGTATCCGGTCCGGGAGAAGTCGAGTCATCGGAGTCCATCAGCGAGTCTTCCGAGGAGGTCGTCTGAATCGCGCTTGCGACCACGACGCGTTCCACCTCGAAGAGTTGCGCCAGATCCGAAGTGCTCACTTTGACCGGTCCGGGAGCGGTTTGGCCGTACTTCAAACGGTCAATGATTTCCGGGTTTGTTTTCAGGGCTTTGTGAACGGCAGCACCGATCACAAGCGTGTTTGCCCAGTAGCCGGTGTTCTGCTTGATCTTGAGCCTGGCAGTCAGAACGTCTTCGATCGGTGTTGAGCCAGACGAAGACCAGAAGACCGCCTGCGTCGAACTCGATGTCGCGTTTCCGGTAATGTCGGTTCCCCAAACACCGGTCGTAAAGTAAGCCGATACCCAGGCAACGTCGCGGTTGACGAGCGCCTGCTGTGTAAGCCAGAACGTTGCGTCGCGGTCCGGCTGAAGCGGGATGTCGGAGTTCGCGCGGATCTGGTCGTCGATGATCTTCTTCAACGCCCAAACGTCGCACGTGTAATTGCTGGTCGTCAGCTTGTAGCCTCCGGCTGCAGCTGGGGTTCCCGGCGCGCGCTTCACCATCTGGTTCCGGAAGAAGTCGCCGCGGTTGTAGATGTAGTACAGGTCGCTTTTGAAGTTGACCGGGATTGCGGGAAATACCTGATTGGCCACGAAGTCGGCTTGATCCTGCACGAAGCCCACTGACATGTTTGTCAGCGGCCTGTTAACGTGGACGTCGCTTAAAGTTGGTAGAGGCATCTGAAATTGCTCCTTGTGATTGACAACCTCCGGCGTCGGCGGTTCCGACGCCAGGGAAACGCATTACATCTTCGAACCCTTCGGCTGATAGATGATTCTGGCGATGAAGCCGGACACTCCGGCATCGATCGCTTGGCCCAGGACGTAACCTCCGGAGGTTGCCGCCACGGCATTACCGTTAGCGTCCGACGCTACGTCTCCGCCTGCGTTGAACGAGCCGCCGCAGCGGACCTTCGTTTCGTCGCCTGGGTAGCATACGGCACCTGGGTCCTTGGCCTTTGGTTTGTCTTGCAGCACGCCGATCGAGTAGGCACCGGCCGTGCATGCGACGAGTTGACCGGACGAGTCGAGCTTTTGAAACGTGTACTGAGCGGTTGCGGCCGACTGGTCGGTGGTCGAAATGATGGACTTCGTTCTGACGATTTCGCTTGCCATCGAATTGGTTCTCCTTGTTTGTAAACGTTGTGCGGGGCGGCGGGCTGATCGGGTTAAGTCGAACGCCCGCTCGCGTAAAGACTACGCGCGAGCGCCGCGCGTGGCGATGCGGTTGTTGAGGTCGTGCTCGTAGTCGATGTAAAGCTCCGGCGCTTCGAACATCGCCTTCTCGGTAGCGTGCGCCTTGTCCAGTTTGTCACGCTTCGAGATCTCCTCGACCTTCGCCTCGAATGCCGCCAGGGCTGGAACGGTGCCGCCGGCCTTGCCGACTTCGCCGAAGTGGATGCCGATGGCCTTGTCAGCAGACTTTAATAGTTCCATCTGCTTCTTGAACGGTTCCCCGTTTTCGCCGCCCGGTAGCGCGTCGGCCAACTGCATCAGCATCTCGCCCTTCTCGATCGGCTTGCCAGAGGTGTTCGGCAGTTCGTCCTCCGCGCGCTTGGTGAACACTAGCAGCCGCTCGCGCTTGCGAATGGCCAAGAGTTCGGTTTCGGACTTCGTAACGCGGTCCTTCAGGGCGACGTTCTCGTCCCGCACCGTGTTAAGTTCTCCGGTGAAGAACTTGCGCGCAGTCTTGGCGTCGTCATCGTCTTCGTCGTTGTCGTTGGTTGAATCCGTCGTGTCCGGCTTGGCTGCTTTCTTCTTCTTATCAACCTTCTCGGCTTCCTCCAGCATCGCCGCCTTGGTCACCGGACCGGCCGCGTCGAACTTCTTGCGGGTGTCGGCGTCCATCTTTTCGATGAGCTTGTCCTCGTCCATCTTTCCGACGGCCGCGCTGATCATATTTTTCCGCTTCTCGGCATCGCCGGCCATGAACTCCTTGCGCTTGTCCGCTGACATCGAGGAGTACGCCTTGCGTTCCGTCTTGGACATCTTGAGAACAACCTCGTTCTCAGCTTTCAGAACGTCGTTGTCGGCTTTGAGTGTTGCGATAACGCCGTCCTGCTCCGTTACCTTCTTTTCGATCTGTTCTAGAGTCACTGTAGACTCTCCTTTCTCTGATTTAAGAACAGGAGGCATCTCGTCAGCCCCCTTATCGGGATTCGCCGCTTTCCACGCGGCACGCACTTTCGCCTTCACGCTCGCTAGAGCGGCCGACGGAAGTTGTACTTTCCTGCCACGAAATCCTTTGCCGAGCGCCGCTACCGCGGCTCCTACGATCTTTGCGCTGGGTTTGCCGCCTGGAGAATCGGTAAGCCTAAGCTTCCAGTGCGACGGCGTATCGTCAGGCGTGTATGCCCAGTCGCCCTTCGGATAGCACTGACCTCCCTGAGTCTGGCACGCGCCGTCCTTGCATACGCCATCAGTTCCGCCACCGACCAGCGCCTTGCAGAGTTCGTCCTTGGAGTCCCACGGATCATCAGCCTTGCACAGCGTACGAACCTCATCGTCTATTACCTTAGCGCCGGCATCATCCGAATCGTCTCTCTTAAACAACGCGATCCGTGCGTGCTCGATCTTCTTGCCGGTTACTGGGTCTATCGATGCATTCGCGCCGCGGTCAACCAGTGAGATTTCGTTAACAGTAAGGTTGCTGAGTTCCTGGGGCATAGGTAGCCTCCTGGGTAATGCTGTGGATTGCTGTTTCCCGCGATTCTGGGGCGCTAGGCTGGATCGTCTAATGAGGAGGCAACTGGGAAGATGGCCAGAACGATTTAATCAGCCCGAGAGCAGCAAGCCCAATCGCTACCAGCACGCCGATCATCCAGTTACGCTGCTCGACAAACGCGCGACGCGAAAGTTCTTTTCCGCCGCCTTCACTCCTGAATTCGCGTAAGCTTATGATCTCCGCAGCCGTCATATCCATGGCTTTATTGAATGATGTCCTTGCCGCATCTAGCTCCGTTTTGGCAGTCATGCGAACGCTGTCTACCTTGCCTTCCAGGACGTTCTGCGCGCTCGCTAATTTTTCTTCTAGCGACTTGAACATTTGCAGCGTCTCTGGACGCGGCATCAACGTTTTTGCCTGATCGTCGAGCTGCCCGCGGAATTCGTTCGACCGCTCGTTGTACTCTTTCTGCGCTTGCTCGGCCTTGAGTACGGCTTTTTCTGATGCGCTGAACGCCGCATTCACCGCCTTTTCCGAAGCTGCTAGAGCTGCGCTGACGGCGACCTCCTGAGCTTTGAACCGCGCATCATATTGACGGTCGCGCTCGTTGACTAACGCTTCCAGAGCACGATATCGCTCTTGGTAGATCCGGTCGCGCTCGTCGATTACGCGTTCTAGGTATTCGCGGTCGCGCTTGGCCGCCTCAGACTCTGTCATTTTTGCTCGGTGTTTTTACGCCGCCTTGCGTCCGTAGAACTGGTTGATCGTCGCCGCCACCGCATCGCAGATCTTCATCACCAGATCCGTTGGTACGTTCACCTGTGGGTTGATCGCGTTCAGCGTTTGCAGCACGGGAAGGATCAGCCCGCTGAGTTGAGGGCCGGTGATCGGTCCAGGAGTCTTCAGCATCATCTGGACCTGACCAACGATGCCGATGATCTCCGCGGCCAGAGAAAAGTATAGCCAGAATGTCATTGCGTCCCTCCCTCTTTGTAGTTGATTACCTGACCTTTGACGCCATAGCGGAGGCCGGTGCTTTCATTGTCGGAGTTGATGGTTGCATCGATGAAACCGTTCGGTAATACCGCGCCGAACGGGCAGATAGCAACTTCCTGGACCAAGATGGTAACAGTCTTCCCATGCACCTGGACGGTTACCCGGTCTCCTACCTTGACCCGCGGCAAATCAGAACCCCGCTTTGAGTACTGGCCACGTAAGGTAGACAGATAGCAAAAATATTCCCCAAGCGAACGCTGCGCTGCTACGCCACTCAGGCCCGCGCCACCACCATACCTGACCGAGCGCTGAGATGAACAACAGAAATACGGCGAGGACCGCCAAAATTATCATTTCGTTTCTCCTCTCACTTTCAGTTCTATTTCGTTGCGAGCAGTTCCCATAGACATGTAACGTAAGGAGTTTTCTAGCAAAGGGGACCGCCTAATCCATCTTTGCTACCGGACTTACTCGCCTCCGGCCGACCAGTATATGCAATCTGCCCAAGTTGTTTGTTAGATGATCACATTGTGCTTCGGCGGCCGATCCGGAGCGCCAGGCTTGTCGGTCGGTTCATATGAGCGGTACCGCACGTCGTCGTTGCCTAGATAGGCCGGACTGTTCGGATCGTAGCGAGCATCATAGTGACGGTGCTTCTGGTCTGAAGCCGGAACGATCGCCACCTTGAATCCACCGCCTCGTGTGCCGTCAACCTCCAAGCGGGCAGAGGTTCCCGATATCGCGGTTTCCGGCCCGGTCGCTGGGAACGCATAGGTGGACCTTGCCGTTACAGTCATGCCACCGGCTGCGTTCGGAGGATTCGCTGGGCTCAGGTGCGCCGTGAAACCATCGACAACATCCCAGTGCGGAACGGCCACGAGAGCGTTGGGGTTACTCGTAGACCACTGAGGAGCGCTCGTTCCGTTGGGCAGAGCGGCTTCGATTCCGTCTGAGTCTACTGGCACGGCTACGGCGTTCGCTGATCCGTCGCCGTTTGGCATCACGTCGATGCGGTATGCACTTGCAAGCTTCGGCGGCGCGACGCTAGATTTCTTCAACTGCGCCAGTTCAACGTTCTCTTGTGCTGTCAGAGAGTTCTTGCTTTCCAGTTCGGTAATTCTGTTGGATTCTTTTGGAGTCAACATATTGTTTGGTTGGTTACCTTTCTGTAGGAGTTTGGATACTGCTTCTACAGTAAGCCGCCTCCAGAAAATCTTCTATCCGCTTTTATACAAGGTATCAAAGCGTATCGCTTTATCGTTTCTTCTTTGCCTTCTTCTTCGCCGGGACTTTCTTGGCGCGCTTTCGCTTCGCCGGAGGCTTAACTAATTCTGGCAACTCGTTTACTACTTGGCAAGATATAGCGAATAGCTCCTCGGTTGCCGGAACCAGCCGGCTGGTATGTTCCAATAGGACCCTGCTAACTTCCGGATCTTCAGCCGCGCGCTCGGCGAGATCACCCTTCGGGATATAGATGAAGTACTCGGTGACCTTGTGAAACGCAGCCACGATTTGGTCTATCGCCTTACGGATCTCTTTGTGCTTCATAGCGCCGCCCTCTTTCCTTTTCCTCCCACGCTAAACGCGCGATATGTATTATCCTTCACGCGCGCGAAAACCTCCGGCGTAAGACGAAACCCTACCCACCACCCACATATCGGCATAGTCATCGACGCGCTTATTCCTTGCTGCTGCAAAGACGATACCATTGCATCTATCTTTTGCGCGTCAACAAACAGCGACTCTACAAGCTGCCCGACGCCGGTCACTGTTCCGTTGCCGTTTGCTTCATGCATTTCTCCGGCTTTGCGCGAATCTAAGACGAACGAAAATGCTGCGTCTTCTAGTGTGCTAGGAAGAATTTGGTCGCCCTGTGTATCAGTGATCATGCGACCATCAACCATACAGATCGATGCCCACCCGAATACGAGGCGCTTTTCCTCATCGACCTTCCAGATCTCACCGACGATCTCGAAGTCTTCCTCCGACTTCTTGCGCGGCATCATGCGGCCTGGATTCTTCGGCCTCCGGATGCGAGGTATGCGCGAACCGCGGTGCGGGTGCGGGATACCGGCGACGGCACCTTTTTCTTTGTCGTCTTCTTCGTCTGCTGGGCTACCGTCCGCCTTAACAAAACGTGATGGCATTGACACATCAATCCACTCATTGCCTTCCGCTTTGACAAAGATGCTGCCGTCTTCATGGACCGCTTCACCGCTCAGCACGTACTCCTTGCGCGCTCCTCCGATGCACAGAGTAATCCGGTCAAACGTGATAAAGATCGGCTCGATCCGCTGAACCGGCAAGTCCGCTCCTGGCTTGATGTAGGCGAGGCTCACGTGCGGTGTATAGCCAAAGTTCGAGACTACGTTGATGCCAGATTCTCCGATGCGCTCAACCAGGCACTCGCGAAACTCCTGGATCTCCTTCGACTCGACGGTGGCGATCAATACATCCATGTTGTCGCTATGAGCCGTGGCGTTGAAGCGCGCCGGACCGCCCAGCGTAGCCTCAACCGGAGCATGCTCTTCCGCAAATCCTTGCAGTAATCCTTCCAGCGCACCGACTTTGCTCATGTCGAGATCGACCAACTTGCCGAGGTATGCAATGGTGACGTGCATCTGATCAGGTGCTTCTCCACCCTTGATCGCCAGCTTTTCAGCCGTCGCGGGATCGAGGCAGAACGCCACCATTACTCCGTTGCCGGACTTCAGGACCATCTCTCCTGCGGCCGCTTTCTCGATTCCGTTCTCTACGCGCTGAGCCTTGTCGTCGCGTACCTGGATCATGCCGGGGTCTTTCTCGTTCGTTACTGGGAGTTCCTGCCCGACGTGCTCCTTGCACCAGGCTTTGATGGCGCGCTCGATCTTGCCATCTGGATCGTCGGCGACGCGGGCCGTGAAGATCTTGACCTTCTTCCCGTCTTTGAGGAACTGCTTGACGCGAGCGAGTTCAGCAGCGATGGGCTTGCCGATCTGAGTACCGTCGAAGGATTCACCGTCTGCTTGAACATTCTCGGCAAGCGTCCCGTCGAGGTCTTCGGCTATCCACTGAGGCCACTGCGTGCCGTCTTTGCCGACCTTTTCGATGATCTTCTTCACCCACTTCGCCGCGTGCTTTCCTCCCCAGGCTTCCCTAACCGACGATGAAGACGTGGCGGCCATGACCGAGGCGTGCCACTCTGCCACCTTGCATATCTCGGGAATGGCAAGCCCAGCGCCGGTTGCGAGCGCTTCCGTCACTTCGAGCACGCTCGTTCCGGATTCCAAAGCCGATGCAGCGGCTTTCTGAACTTCGAGCGGCGGAGCGTACTTGCGTGCTGGACGATCTACCGCGTTCTTGTCTTCTAGCTCTTCGTTGCCATTGTCCGTATCATCGTCGGTCAGGCTGTGAAGTATCGGGTAGACGCCAGGCTTCAGTTCATCGTCTTCATCCACGTCAACTTCTTTGATGTCGTCGTTGTGCCACCTGAGCATGTCGGCGTGTTCAGGATCGTTCGGGTTCAGCAGGTCTTCCGTGTCGAGGTGGAACGAGAACACGTCGTCGCCAGGCTCCATGCCTTTGTCTACCGCAGCCTGGAGCAGTTCCATTCCGCGAGAATGCATAACCACGCCGATCTTCATGTTCGGGTGGTCTATGGAGTCCTGATAGATCTCGAACAGTTCACCGAGTTGTCTGCGCACCGCGCTGTTAAAGCTTTCCGCAGGCTTGCCGTCGCGACCGAGCCCAGGAGGAACTTCGTCCGGGTGCTCGATGTAGTACTTGACGAGATCAGCTACATCGGCCGGCTGCTTACCTTCGATACTTCCCAACCGCCACGGTCGCAGGTTGGGCGTAGGCGCGGCTCGCTTGCATTCCGGATTGTGCTTGATGATGCAATCCGCCGTCTGGGTGGCGCGCGGAAGGTCCGACGAGTGGATTACGTCCAGTCCGCCTTTGAGCTTGATCCTCCGCCCTAGCCGCTCGGCCAACTGCTCCCCTTTGACGTTCAGGCTGATCGGAGAGTTCCCGCTGATGCGCTTGCTAATAGCCCCGTTCTGGTGCATGATCGGCGGTATCAGCACGAACGGATCGGCAGGGAGCGATACGTCCTGAGTTCCAGGATCATCCTTCTCCTCATCGTCTTTCTCTTTATCACCGTACGGAGGCTTTTGCTTCCCCTTGCGAGGACCGTACGGCGGATGATCGTCTCCTTCGAATACGGTATATTCAACTGCGCGGTCATCTTCCACTTGCGGCTTTGGTCGGATCGCCGAACCTATCGGAGCAGGTACGTGAACGTCGCCGACGGATGGTGAATCCTTGCGTACCCATTGGTCGGTCGCGTTCTGCTCGTATCCCGATTCTGAGAGCATCTTCCACGCTTTGAGGTAGCTATGCATCTCAGTTCGGCCGTCACTCAAGTAAGAGTTCAGTACGGCGCGGAAGATTGACTGGATCTCCTCGTCAGGAATTTGGTTACGCACGCGTTCCGGCAGATCGGCGTTCTGAGCGAAGTGGATGACCTGAAACTTCATTGAAGAACTAGTACGTGATATATAGCGTCCCGCCGCCAACGGCTTGCAGCGCAGAGATAAGATCACCATTGTTGAACGCGAACCGCTCAGGTACGTTAGGAGCTAGATACATACTGGAAGCCGTTGCAACCGGAGAAGTACCGAAGGCAACGAAGCACGCCGCCGTAGCAACGAGACGAACTATATAAGCCGGGATTGCCGCGGATTCGTTGTGTACGGCTCCGATCGTCACGGCGACGGTAGTATTGCCGAGCGGCGATGGAACCATCTCGCGTTTAACATATTCCGCTTGTGCCATTAGATCTTCCTTCCCTACTGCAACTGCGCCTTGAGCATCGTGATACGCGCCGCGATCATCTCGCCGGCCTTCTGGTTCAACTCCGACTCGATCTCCAGTACTTCGATCTGAGCTTGCAGTTTCGCGTTGTTCACGATCTTGGAAAACTCTGCCTTGATCTCTTCCGGAATACCGGTTACGAAGGCGAATGGATTGTCCATGTACTTTAACTGTTCCTATTTGCTAACGACATCCAAACCACGAACAACGAGCGGCAGGTTGCCTCATCCGGAGTCTTTCCGTAGTAACTTGCCGATCTATTATTCATAGTTACTTGCCCGAGATACTGCTCGGCTTCCTCATCCCACTCCGGTGCTTCGAACCGCAAAATGGAACCTTCCGAACCTTTCCGGCGAACATCCCAGAATCCAATGGTGTCTTTCATGCCGCCTTCGGGAACGATAAGCCAAGAGAACACCGGCAATCGGGATGAGCAGGCGGCTCCAGAATGCCGCCGTCGAACTCCTCGTCCATCCCGACTTCAGAACCGTCAAGATCATCACAGATCGGACAAGTTCTATCATCACCAATCGCGATCCAGCGCCTGAGCACCTCAGCCGGCAGCAATCCCTGCTCTTTTGCTTGCCCCCAGAGCGCCCTTTGCCCCTTGTTAGCCGCACGGAGGCTCTCAGTACGCGCGATAGTCTCGGCCCTATACTTGACATACCTAGCGCTATAGCGATCTACCATAGCGTCTATGCGCTCTTGCACCAGCGGCTTGTTCTGAGCGATAGCGTTGAGCAACCCGCGGTCATAGCGCCCATCACGCAGCGCCCGGTCCAACGCTTGAGAGTAGTTACCCGACTCCAGCGCCGTGCGGTAGTTCTCGACGGCCTGCTCCTGACGCGCAGTCAATCCGATCATCGTCCTGATCTCTCTCGCTTGCTCGTACGGATGCCCGCCTTCCTGAAACGCCCGCGCGATCACCTGCCTGATCGCAGCCACCATATCTTGCGTAACCTGCTGGATCAGGTTGAACTCGTAGGCTTCCAGGAACTTGACCGATTCCGGGTTCATCAGATTGAAGCTAAGATCAACCTGAATCTGCTTCGGCAGTTGCAGGATTGCGGCCTTCGCGCCCGCCGCGAAAGTTTGCTGGATGGCACCGCGTACGGAGGCTTCACCGGCTTCCAGTCCAGCACCTTTCATCGCGTTCGCCAGCGCGTCGTCGATGTTGAGCATCCCGATCACCGTATCAGTCGTTCCGGTAGCCATCGCTTCAGCCAGGTCTTCCAAGTTGATCTTGTCCTTTAAGACAGCGATGGCAGCAATAAAGGCATCGCGGATCTTGCCCTCCAGGCGCTCGGCTACCTGGACGATGGGATCGTCGGAGGGCTGCTTTGCTTTGATAACGGTTACTGGCATTTTGCGGGATGACAGGTTAGTTCGTGGTCGCAATAAACGCATCGGCCGTTGCTGCCCGCTTCGTGGCTATCGCACGGCCCCAAGTTGTCCGGATAAGTCGGGCACTTGCAGTCTGGGTTTGAGAACCTCGGCGTAGAAGTCGTCTCGCAGAGCGTGCCTTCGGGAGCAACTCTCATGCTCGCGCCAACCTTTCCGACTCTTCCTTGTCGCTCGGTTCGTTGCCGGATGGTTTCTTTTCACCCGCAGGAGGCTTCTTCTCCGGTG